CACATCTCCAGGTGTAGAGATACGCGAAAAAGATCTCTCATTAAGAATTGAAACCGTAGCTGGGACGGAAGTTGTAGTTCCAGGTTTTGCTTCTCAAGGCCCTACGACTGAACCTATTTTAATTACTAGCGTTAGTGAATTGGAGTCTGTTTTTGGAACTCCCAAAACACCAGCTGAAAATTATCTTTATTATTCTTGCAGAGAAGTTTTAAATTCTCCAGCAAAATTAAATGTTCTTCGTTTACCATATGGAGCTGATGGTGGTAGTGATTACTCTAAATCTTACAGTGGTTTGTTTTATCCTACTGTCCTTACAGCAGACACTGTAATTACCGAATCATATGTAAATGCTTTACCTTCTGCTTATACTCACGAAGAAGTTAATTACTTAGTTTCAGGAAATTCAGTACAAGTAAACGGCAACGATGTACACAAAGTTACATTTAATACCACTGATTATTATTATACGGGAAGTTTGGGAGTAGGTACTTCCTTATATGCTGCAGTTAGTTCTAGTCAAACATCAACTCCTAATTACGTAACTGCTACCACCAATTTTGTTGATGTACCTCACCTCGATGCCGACGGTATCCAAATTCAAATAAATGGTGTAAGCGTCAATAAAGTTGATCTGCAAGGAAGTACATACTACTATGTAGGCAATTTAAAAAATGCTGGAACAGGTCCAGCTTCCATAACACTTTCTGCCATTCCTACCGAAAGTGGTGGTGTTTATACAGCAGGAGCAGCCGCAAGCAGTTTAACAATTGCGAATACAGTAAACATTACTACTGTAGCTGGTTACGCAAAAGTTAATGTTACCATTGCTAATGGTTCAATGACTAGTTTTGCTGCATACACGCTTGGTGACCCAACAGTGACAACTACATATAGCTTTAATCCTGCTAGCAAGGCTACTCTGTTAGTTGGTTTGTTGACCACCCCAAATTTTAAAGTATCTTATGTACTCGCAGATGGAACGGTTACCTCCTTTAGTGTCCAAGAAAGACAAACCAATACAGTTACTACCGGTACAAGTTCATGGGAAATTGGAGCTCCAACTAGTATTGCATTATCTCAAGACGATTATGTTGCTATTCAAAGAGGAGACTTTGAGTGGGGAGCTGCTTCCTCTTCAACGGTTATAGATCGTGTTGATGGTGCCTTAGACACTATCAATTCAGGTTTCTTTGTTGTTAATACTTTGCAAACGTCAATTAACGAAATTGGAGAAGGTTATTATTTAGGTTTAGCTGACAACACTTCAGCTTTAGGAGATTCTCCAAATTTTGATTCAATTTCAAAAATATATGCTTTAAGCGGAGCAGGATTGCTGTCAGAAATGTCTTCAGATAGATTAGACTTTAGCTTGTCAGCAACTAAATCTCAAGCAGATACAGGAAAGGATTCAATTTCTGAAATTTTAGAAAAAGTAGGATTTATTGGTTTTGAAACTCAAGATTATATTGACCATCTTTCCCTTGGAGTGTTTAAAGTTAGACGTTCACTTGATGATCAACTTAAGTTAACTCTTGGACCTGGAGAAAGGTATTTGGGATCGTTTGATGCTACAAGAAAAGTGCTAGCTCCTACAGGAGGTGGCTTAGATAGTGCATATATTGAAGATATAATGAATTCTAAATCTTCAGTAGTTGCTATTTACGTAAACCCTGCTTTATCTAAGCAATTCAAATGGTCTTCAGGAATGAAACCAGTTAATAGAATTAAATTAGCAAGTTCTGCTAAGAGTTTATATCCTTTAGGTGTTTATACACCTGATTCTAGTTTACAAAATGATACTAAGCAAATTGGTAACTTACCATTAAAATTAGATAGAGCATTAAGACTTGTTGAAAATCCTGAATACTTCACGTGCGATGTCATTATTGATGCAGGACTTTCTACTATTTCGTCTGTTTCGAAACAACAGGATTCTACAGGGGCAGTTTCATTCAATGATGAATATTCAGTAACTAATCAAGATATTAATGAAGATTGGTTAACTATTGCAAATATGTTAATCAACTTTTCTCAAAATACGAGAAAAGATTGTGTAACTATCATTGATCCTCCTCGTTCAATCTTTATTCAAGGTAGAGGTACAAAAGTATTAGATTTACCAAACACAACATTTACTACAGATATCTACAAACCCTTGAGAGAAGCAATTGGTGGTTTAGAGTCTAATTATGCAGCCGTTTATGGTAACTGGGTTAAGAATGTAGACTTATTCAATGGTAAGAAAATTTGGTTGCCTGCTTCTGGTTATGTAGCTGCTGTATTTGGTAGAAATGATGCTGTTGCTACTCCTTGGTCTGCTCCTGCAGGTCTTAATAGAGGTTTGATTGCAAACATCTTAGATGTTGGATTTAATCCAAATCAAAAACAAAGAGATAGATTATATGAATTGGGAGTAAACCCAGTTGTATTCTTCAATGGCTTAGGTCACGCTGTATATGGTCAAAAGACTTTACAAACTAAACCAACAGCATTTGATAGAATTAACGTAAGAAGATTGTTCTTGTACTTAGAAAGAGCAGTTCAAAAAACAATCCAATATTTTGTATTTGAACCTAACACAGACTTTACAAGACATAGAGTTGTTTCCACAATTTCTCCAGTATTCAATTATGCAAAGCAAACTGAAGGTATTTATGACTACATGATTGTTTGTGACGAAAGGAATAACACTCCTGACACAATTGATAACAATGAGTTGATTGTCGACATTTACATTAAACCAGTAAGAACAGCTGAATTCATCTTATTGAACTTCATTGCTACAAGAACTGGTCAAAACTTCTCAGAATTAGTATAATAAACAATAAGTAAATATTATGAGCGATATACAACAATTTTACGGTGTAGCACAAAGAAGAGATTTTGCAAGACAATTTCAGTTTAGATTAATTGACTTTGGTCCAATTAAATTTGCTGAAGAGCTTGTTTATATTGAAACTGCTTCTTTGCCTGGAAGACAAATTAATAATGTTACTGTTCCTTATATGGGGTTGCAGTTCAATACTCCTGGCACTGTTAGCTATCCAGGTTCCGATGCTTGGAATATTGTTTTCCGTTGTGATCAGAATTATGCTATTAGAGATGCCTTAGAGCTTGCAACTGTTCAAACGTTTGATGATGCAACGAGCACAGGAGCTTATGGAATTCCGACGCAAGATGTAACTCTGACAATGCAATTGTTAGGCAAAAAGCAAGAAGTTAAACGCACATATACTTTATATGGAGTGTGGATTAAATCAATTGATGCAGCTAACTATGACATCAAAGATAATGGGGCAATTCAAACAGTAAATTGCAGTTTAGCTTATCAGTTTTGGAGAGTTAATGGAAGACCTGGTGGTGGTGGTAATCAATTGGATCCAATCAATCCAGGGCAGTTTGCTCAGGCTGTTGCTGTAGACGTTCGTGGCAATCCTGCGTAATTAAAAATTGGGTTGCTTAT